CTCGCCGATGCGCGCGATCTGCAACGTCGTGCGGGTCGGGAGCGCGGGCTATCGCAAGCTGGTGACGACCGGGGGCACGCCGTCGGGCTGGGCAGCGGAGACCGATGCGCGGCCGGGGACCGCGACCCCGGTGTTCACCGAGATCGCGCCGCCGATGGGCGAGCTCTACGCCAACCCGAGCGCGAGCCAGGCGATGCTCGACGATGCCGCGTTCGACGTCGAGGCGTGGCTCGCGAACGAGATCGCGCTCGAATTCGCCAAGGCGGAGGGGAGCGCGTTCATCACCGGTAGCGGGGTGAGCCGCCCCAAGGGGTTCCTCCAGGCGCCGACCGCCGCGACCGGGGACGCGACGCGCGCGTTCGGGACGCTGCAATATCTCGCGAGCGGGGCGGCGGGCGACTTTCCGACGACGCCGCAGGACCGGCTGATCGATCTCGTCCAGGCACTCCGCGCGCCGTACCGGCAGGGGGCGGTGTTCCTGCTGAACGCGACCACGCTCGCGCGGATTCGCAAGTTCAAGACCAGCGACGGGCAGTTCCTGTGGAGCCCGAGCCTCAGCGGCGCGACGCCGGGGACGCTGCTCGGCTATCCGGTGATCGAGAGCGAGGACATGCCCGACATCGCCGCGAACAGCCTGTCGATCGCGTTCGGCAACTTCAAGGCGGGGTATCTGATCGCGGAACGGCGCGAGACCGTGATCCTGCGCGATCCCTATACCAACAAGCCGTTCGTCAATTTCTACGCGACCAAGCGGATCGGCGGGTGCGTGTCGAACAGCGAGGCGATCAAGCTGATGAAGTTCGCGGTGTCCTGAACGCGAGCGGCGGCCGGGGCGGGGTGGGGAAAGAATCGCGCGCCGGCCGCCGCGATTGTCTGGCGGAGGGATCGACATGATCGAGGGTAATGGGCCGGGCGTGGTGACGCTCGGCACGGGGGATCGTGCGCTCGCGGTGGCGGCGGTCAAGGCGGTGTTGCGCGTGGCAAGCAGCGATGAAGACGATCTGATCGCCGCCTTCGTCGAGACCGCGCTGGGGCTGGCGGAACGGTTCTTGGGGCAAGTGACGATCGCGCGGACGATGCGCGAGAGCTTTGCGGTGACGGGCGGGTGGCAGCGGATTGGCGCCGCGCCGGTTCGCGCGATCACGCGGGTCGAGACGGCGGCGGGGGGTGCGCTGGCGGCGACGGCTTATGCGATCGATATCGATCTGCAGGGCGACGGCTGGGCCCGCGTGACCGACGGCGGGAGCGGCACGTGCGTCGTGGTGTTCGACGCCGGGATGGCGAGCGACTGGACGGGGGTGCCGGGGCCGATCCGCCAGGGCGTGGTGCTGCTCGCGGCGCATCTGTTCGACGCGCGCGAACATGCAACGCCGCCGCCGCTCGCGGTGACCGCGCTGTGGCGACCGTTCCGGCGGATCGCGCTGCTGGCGGGAGAGCATCCATGATGAAGGCGCTGGAGGATCGCGGTCGCGCGATCGGCGCGGCGGCGGCGGCGCGGGTGCGGGGGCGGGTTGCCGTCACTCTGCGCGAAACGCTTCCGGACGTGGCGGTAGATGTGGTCGGCGACGATGTCGTGCTGACCGGGCGGATCGCACCCGATGACCCGCGGCTGCGCTGGATCGGGAGTTTGCTGCGATGAGCGCGGAGAGCGTGGTGCAGGCAGCGGTGTTGGCGAAGCTGCGCGCGGTTACGGGGCTGAACGGCGTTTACGCCGGTCCCCCGGTGCGCGCGACGCCGCCCTTTGCCGAGCTGGGCGAGCTGATCGCGATCGACTGGGGCGCGAAGGATCGCGCCGGGCGCGAACTGCGCGTCCTGGTGACGCTGCGTGATGCCGGCGAGACGCCCGGGCGGCTGGCGGCGCTGACCGCGAGCGTCGGCGCGGCGATCGAAACCTTGCCGCGCGACCTGACCGGATGGCGGGTCGCGAGTGTGCTGCTCGTGCGCAGCCGGAGCTGGGGCACCAGCCCCGGCCAGTGGAGCGCGAGCTTGGATTACCGGATTCGCATGATGGAGGCTTTATGAGCGTGGAACGGGGCAGTGCCTTCTTGCTGAAGGTGGGGAACGGGGCGACTCCGGTCGTCTATCAGACGGTCGCGGGGCTGCGCACGACGCAGTTGAGCGTCAACGGCGCGATGGTCGCAGTGACATCGAAGGATTCGGGCGGGTGGCGCGATCTGTTGTCGGGCGCAGGCGTGCGCAGCGTCAGTGTGTCGGCGGCGGGGGTGTTCGTCGGGTCGGCGGCGGAGTTGCGGATCAAGGCGAGCGCATTGTCGGGGGTGCTCGACGATTATCGGCTGAGCTTCGAGGGCGGGGAGACGCTGACCGGCAAGTTCCTCGTCGCGCGGCTCGACTATGCCGGGGATTACAATGGCGAGCGCAGCTACACGATGAGCCTGGAAAGCTCGGGCGTGGTGGTGGCGGCGTGAGCGCCAACCCGGAGCGCGGCGAGGCGGAATTGCGTGTCGCGGGCGTCCGCGTGTTGTTGCGCCCGAGCTTTACCGCCCTGTGTGCGGCGGAGCGGGAGCTGGGGCCGTTGTTTGCGCTGGTGGAACGCGCGGCGGCTGGGTCGCTTGCGCTGGGCGAGATGGTCGCGTTGTTCTGGCACTGCCGCGTTGATGCGCCCGAGGCGGTTACGCGCGAGACGATGGGGGATAGCGTCGTGCGCGCCGGGCTCGCGTCCGCGACCCCGGTCTTGCGCGTGCTGCTCGGGCAAATCCTGGCGGGGCGGTGATGGAGCGGTTCGCCGAGGCGAGCGTGCGGCTCGCCGGGCTGGCGGGGGCGGTGCTCGGGTGGAGCCCGGACGTGTTCTGGGGCGCGACGCCCGCCGAACTGGCGGCGGTGGTGCGGGTGTTGGCGGGCGAAAGCGCGGCGGTCGCGCCACCCGATGCGGCGACGATCGCCCGGTTGCAGGAGGTCTTTCCCGATGGATGAGGAAGTCGAACGGCTGGTCGTCGGCGTGCGTGCCGATACCGCAGGGTTTGCGCGCGATGTCGATGCGATGCGCACGTCGCTGGAGGGATCGCTCGCCAGCGGAGTCGATCGCGCGGCGCGGACGATCGAAGGGGCGCTGAGCAAGGCGGTGCAGACGGGATCGCTAGGGTTCGAGGATCTGCGCAAGGTCGCGCTGGCGGTGCTCGACGATATCGCGTCGGCGGCGTTGCGGAGCGGGATCCAGGCGGTGTTCGGCGGCGGAAGTGGGAGTGGGAGCGGCGGGGCGGATCTGATGCCGCGCACCGGTCAGGGCGGGTGCTGCTGCGACGGGGGTATGTGGAACAGCGGGGGCGGCGTGCTTTCCGTTCTGGAGAGCCTGTTCGGCGGGGCACCGGGGCGCGCGACCGGCGGGCCGGTGTCGCCTGCGCGGCCCTATTGGGTCGGCGAGCGTGGGCCGGAACTGTTCGTGCCGACGACGAGCGGGAGCATCGTCGCGGCCGGCGGCGGCGGCGGGGCGCGCGATGTGCGGGTGTCGATCACGGTGCAGGGCGGCAGCGACGCCCCGCAGACGCTCGCGGCGTCGAGCCGACAGGTGGCCCGCGCGGTGAAGGCGGCGTTGAGCGTGGAGTGAGCGGGGCGGTTGCGGGCGACGCTGGTTATAGGGTCGCTGCCCCCCGCCTCCCTTCTGCCGTCATGCTGAACTCGTTTCAGCATCCACCGCGCGACGGGCACGGACCGGACTCGCGGCGCGGTGGACTCTGAAACGCGTCCAGGGTGACGGCAGGAAGAAGACTCTTCAGAAGACCGACCTCTTCGCCCGAAACGAACGGGTGGCGCGTCGGACAGCCGTGGGAGAAAGCACGATGGCCTATTGGCTCGCGACCGAGCGGACGGTGCAGGCGGCGGGGGTGATCTCGCGGTTCGATCCGCGGTTCTGGACGGTCAATTTCCCGCGGCCGATGATGGCGGCGGTGACGACGACCGCGCCCGATGGGCTGCGCGTCGATGCGGTGTTCCATACGCGCGGCGATCTCGCGGGGTTGATCTGGGAGGCGGAGGACACGCACGATCACCCGTTGCTGCGCTACGCGACGGCGCGCGATTTCCGGCAGTGTCGGCTCAGCTTCCGGTGGCGGTCGGCGGGGGTGGTGGCGCTGGATGCGGTCAACGGTCCGGTGCTGACGATCGAGGGGCGCGACGCCGCGGGGGCGGCGCGTGCCTGGTATGTGCGGCTGTGGAATTATGCGGTGGGCACGCCCGCCGATGCGACGATCACGCTCGACTTCGGCGATCTCGACGGCGGGTTCGCGTTGCCGGGCGAGGCGGATCCGGTGTGGGCGGGGGATGTCGACCGGATGTTCGTCTCCCTCGTGCCGCCGGGCTATGGGGCGGGGTCTGCCGTGCCGCTGCCGGCGCCGGTCGAGGCGTGGGTCGAGTTGAGCGCGATCACTTGCGATGGATCGGGCGCGGTGCTGGCGATCGGCGATGTCGTCGTCCCCGAACATGGCCTGTCGATCGCGAGTGGGTATGACGACAGCTACAACCTGACGCCCGCACGGTTGCTCCGCAACGCGCTGCTGCTCGGCTATCGCGGGCAGATCACGCATTATGTCGGGATGAGCCATTACATGCGGCTCGAGGCGAATTCGGGTGGCTACTACGTCAGCCTGGCCGGGGGCGCGCTCAATGTCGCGGCGGCGGCGTGGCACCGCAACTTCGCGGTGGAGGCGAAGGCGCTTGGCTATGACGTGATCTGGTCGCTCAGCTACGAACTGTTCGATGCCTATTGCTGGGGCGACTGGAAACAGCGCGCGTGGGACGGATCGCCCGCGCTGACCGGCTGGTCGCCACCCTCGACGCTGCTGTCGCCGGCGCATGGCGGGGCGATGGCGTATCTGCACGCGGTGGCGGGGGCTTTCATCGGACTCGCGCTTGCGGCGGGGCTGCCGCCCAAGTTCCAGGTCGGCGAGCCGTGGTGGTGGGTGATGCCCGATGGTAGTCCGTGCCTGTACGATGCCTCCGCCAAAGCGGCGTTCGGGGGCAATCCGATCCAGATCGCGAATCTCGCGACGGTGAACACCGCGGCGCAGCGCGCGCTGCTTGATGCGGCGGGGGCAACGCTGGCGGCGTCGACTGCGGCTTTGGTGGCAGCGGTGCGTGGAGTGGCACCGGGGACGCAGACGCATCTGCTGGTGTATCTGCCGACCGTCCTCGCCAGCACGACGCCAGAGGCGAAGCGCGCCAACGTGCCGCTCGGCTGGGCAAGCCCTGCGTTCGATGTGCTGCAGCTCGAGGATTATGATTTCGTCGTGGCAGGCGATGTCGCGGCGACCGCGCGCGGGGTTGCGGCGATGCAGGCGCGGCTGGGCTATGCCGTCGCGCAGACGCAGTATCTGTCGGGCTTCGTGCTGCGGCCCGACCAGGCGGCGGATTGGCGCGACATCGAAGCGGCGGCCGAGGCCGCGCGCCGGCGCGGGGTGGCGGCGACGTTCGTGTGGGCGCTGCCGCAGGTGCTGCGCGACGGGTTCGTGCATTTCGATCAGGGGGAAGACGATATGGACGCGTTCGACGACGTGCTGTTCCCGATTGCGCTCGGCAAGGAGGCGGAGGTCAGCCCCGAATTCTCGACCGCGATCGTGACGAGCGGCGGCGGCCACGAAGCGCGCAACGCAAGCTGGGCGGAGGCGCGGACGCGCTACGACGTCGGGCCGGGAGTGCGATCCGAAGCGGATATCGCTGCGCTGCTCGCCTTCTTCCGCGCGCGGATGGGGCCGGCGCGCGGGTTCCGCTTGCGGGATCCGTTCGATGCCAGTTCGGGTGGGAGCGTCCCGACCCCGTTCGACCAGCGGATCGGCACGGGCGACGGGATCACCGTGCGGTTCGCGCTGACCAAGGCGTATGGGGCGGCGTTGCGGCGGATCACGCGCCCGGTCGCGGGAAGCGTGCGTGTCGCGGTTGGGACGGGCGAGACGACCGCTTTCAGCGTCGTCGCGGGGGGCTGGATCGACCTCGACGCCGCACCGGGCGTGGGGGTCGCGGTCAGCGCGGGGTTTCAGTTCGACGTGGCCGTACGCTTCGCCGAGGACCGGCTGAGCGTGACCCGCGCAACCTTCCTGGCGGGTGCTGCGACGAGCGTCCCGCTGATCGAAGTGCGCGAGGATGCAGCGTGAGTTTCCTCGAGGGCACGCTGACGACGATCGCCTTGTGCTGGCGGATCGAGCGGTGCGACGGGATCGCGCTTGGGCTGACCGATCACGATCGCGACTTGCTGATCGACGGTCTGGTGCATCGCGCCGCGCCGGGGATGACGCCCTCGGCGATCCGGCGCAGCGACGCGCTGGATGCGGATACGATGGACATCAGCGGCGCGTTGACGAGTGCGGCGATCACCGAGGCGGATCTGCTCGCGGGGCGCTGGGATGGCGCGCGGGTCACGTTGTTTGCGGCCGACTGGAGCGGGGCGGATGCGACTCGCGTGCCGCTCGGGATCGGGACGATCGGTGCGGTGGAGACGCAGCGGCAGGGCTTTACTGCCGAACTGCGCGGGGCGAGTGCCGCGCTGGACCGTCCGGTGGTGGAACTGACGTCGCCCGAATGCCGCGCCGAGCTTGGCGATGCGCGCTGCCGCGTGCCGCTTGGCGGGCGGCGGCGGATGCAGCGCGTTGTCGGGATCGACGGACAGACCGTGACGCTCGACGCGGTCGAACCGAGCGGGGATGCCTATGGCGGTGGCCTGCTGCGCTGGATCGGGGGCGCGAACAGCGGCTTGCACGGCGCGATCGCGGGGTCGGACGGTGCGCGGGTGACGTTGCGGAGCGAGCCCGCGATGCCGGTAGCGGCAGGCGATCTGGTCGAGCTGATCGAGGGGTGCGACAAGAGTCTCGCGACCTGCGCCGCGCGGTTCGGCAATGCGGCGAACTTTCGCGGCGAGCCGTATCTGCCCGGGATCGACCTGCTGACGCGCTATCCCGGCGCATGACGCGCAGGGATCGCGCCGTGGTTGCGGCGGCGCGGTGTGCGATCGGCGCGCGGTTCCGCGTGCAGGGGCGCGACCCGGCGTTCGGGCTGGACTGCATGGGGGTCGTCGCGGTTGCGTTGCGGGGCGCGGGATATGTGGGGGCGATCCCGAGAAACTATGCGCTGCGCGGGGGGCGCAGTGCGGAGATCGTCGCGCGCTTCGATGCAGCGGGCCTTGAGCGAGGCGCGACCCCGATGCCCGGCGGCATAGCGCTGTTCGACACCGGGTGCGGGCAGTTGCACCTGGCGGTGATTGTTCCCGGCGGGATCGTCCATGCCGATGCGATGCTCCGCCGCGTGGTCGAGCGACCGGGACCGCCGCCGTGGGCCTTGGTCGGTTGCTGGCATCTTCAAGACGATCGGGGAGAGTGACCGATGGCGACGCTCGTATTGACGGTCGTGGGGACGGCGATCGGGGGACCGATCGGCGGCGCGATCGGCGCTGCCGTGGGGAACGTGATCGATAACAATCTACTGTTTCCGCCCAAGGGGCGCAGCGGGCCGCGACTGTCCGCCTTGCAGGCGCAGACGTCGAGCTATGGCACGCCGCTCCAGCGCGTTTTCGGGACGATGCGGATCGGTGGATGCGTGATCTGGTCGACCGAATTGATCGAGAGCGCGTCGAGCAGCGGCGGCGGGAAGGGCCAACCGAGCCTGACGTCGTACAGCTATTCGGTGTCGTTCGCGGTCGCCTTGTCGGCGCGGCCGATCCAGCGGGTGGGGCGGATCTGGGCGGACGGCAAGCTGTTGCGCGGGGCCGACGGGGTGTTCAAGAGCGCAACCGGATTCCGGCTGCACCCGGGTGATGAGGATCAGGCGGTCGACCCGTTGCTGGCGGCGGCCGAAGGCGGCACGCTGACGCCTGCGCACCGCGGGGTGGCCTATGCGGTGTTCGAACATCTGCAGCTCGCGGATTACGGCAATCGCATTCCGTCGCTGACCTTCGAGGTCATCGCGGACGATGCACCGGTTGCGATCGGGACGGTCATCCGCGAACTCGCGGAATGTACGGTGATCGGAACGGTCGACGCACCCGATCTGACCGGTTTTGCGGCGTACGGCGACAGCGTGCGCAGCGCGATCGAACCGCTCGCAGAAGCCAGTGGCGCGTGGTTTGCGCCGGCGCCCGCGCTGAACGATGCGCGGTTGATCCTCAGGGGCGGAATCGTTCCCGACCGCGTGATCGACGATGGCGACGTTGCCGGCGCGGGCGCGCAATCGGCGCGCGGTCGGAGCATTGCGGCACTGGAGACGGTCGCGCGCGGCGTGACCGTGTCGCATTACGATCCGGCGCGGGACTTCCAGATCGGCGTGCAGCGTGCGCGGCGCCCTGGACCGGGCACGCGCGAGGATCGGCTTGAACTGGTCGCTGCGGTCGACGCGGGATCCGCCAAGACGATCGCAGAACAGGCGATTGCGCGTGGCGAAGCCGGGCGCGAACGCCGCAGCGTGACGCTCGGTTGGGATGCGCTCGCGCTATCCCCCGGCGCTTGCGTCACGATCCGCGGGGTGGCGGGTGTGTGGCGAGTCACGCGCTGGGGGTTCGAGCAGCATGTCGTGACGCTCGATTGCGTACGACTGGCCGCGAGGACGGCCGCGGCGCGCGCGAGCCCGGGGCGGGTGCTGTCCGCACCGGATCTGGCGGCGGGCACGACGCTGCTCACCGTGGTCGAGACGCTGCCGTTCGACGACAGCCTGCTGACCGCGCCGCGCGTGACGATCGTCGCGGCGGGAACCCGATCGGGCTGGCGGCGCGCGGCGGTGCTGTACAGCGTGGACGACGGCGTGCGCTGGACCAGCGCGGGAACGACCGCGGTCGCGGGCGTGATGGGGCAGCTCGTCACGGTGCCGGGGGCTGCCGGTGCGTCGTTGATCGATCGCGCCGGGCGGTTCGTGGTCGATCTGCCGCATGGCGAGATGGCGTTGGAGAGCGCAAGCGACGCTGCGCTGGCCGCGGGCGCGAACCTTGCGCTGGTGGGCGACGAAATCGTGCAGTTCGGCACGGCGGAACAGATTGGCGTAACGCAGTGGCGGCTTACGACGCTGCTGCGCGGTCGTCGCGGGAGCGACCATGCGATCGGTACGCAAACCGTGGGGGATCGCTTCGCGCTGCTCACGCCACAGAGCGCGCTGACGCTCGACCTGCCGATGACCGCGATCGGTGGAACGGTCCGTCTTCTTGCCACCGGTGTCGGCGATCTGACGGGGCCAGCCAGTGCCGTGCTGGCGGTGAACGGAGCTTCGGTCGTGCCGCTTTCGCCGGTTCTGCTGCAGTGCAGCGAAGTCGGTAACGGTGATGCCGTTCTGACTTGGGTGCGCCGCAGCAGAAACGGGTGGCAGTGGCGCGATGGGATCGATGCGCCACTGGCGGAGGAACGCGAGGAATATCGGGTCACGTTCGGCGATGACGTTGGCGCAC